CGCCGCCGGGAGAGTTGATCCATACCGTGACGTCCCCTTCCCCGGCATTGAGTTCCTCACGAAAAAGACCCGGTGTGACTTCATCGCCAAACCAGGTCTCATCGGAAATCTGCCCGTTCAGTACAAGAGTGCGGTTCGTATCTTCGTTCCGCACCCAGTTCCAGAATTTCTTTTTCAATTGTTGTTACCTCCGTTCTGTGTCACCTGCTGTTTATTGGCAAACAGTCCCGCGTCTTTCAGCTTGGTCATGTTCCCGTTGATCAGGTACAGGTTGCCGCCCTCCTCCTCGGATATGGGATTGAGATTTTCCATCTCCCGGATATCGTTGGCGGACAGCCAGCCGTTCTGCCTTCCCACCGCATAGCCGTTCATCCGGCTCTGGTAGTCTCCACGGAGCAATCCGTCCACATTGAACTTGATGAAGTAGTTCTGTTTTTCGGAGGGCAGGAGCAACGCTTTATGCATCGCCTGTTCCAATCGGATGACCCAGGGGTTCAGCGTGTACTTCACAAACTCCAGGGACTGCTGCTCAATGTTGGAAAAGCTGGATTTTTCCAGATCGCCAACCATATGGGGAGGTACCCGGAATATCCGGGCAATCTCATCAATCTGGAATTTCCGTGTCTCCAGGAACTGCGCGTCGTTGGGCGGCACCGACATAGGCTTGTAGGTCATGCCCTCTTCCAGCACCGCCACGTTGTGGCTGTTCTTCCCGCTGAACTGCGCATGCCAGCTCTGCCGTAACTTTTCCGGGTCTTTCACCACACCGGGATGTTCCAACAGACCGCTGGGCGTTGCCCCGTTGGCGAAGAAGGAAGAACCGAACTCCTCTGCCGCCATGGTCATGCCGATAGCGTTCTTCGCCATGGCTATCGGGGAATAGCCGATGAGACCGTCATACCCCAGGCCCGGAATATGCAATACCTGGTCGGGCCGGAGCCTCACTTCCTCAAACCGCTGTTTCCCGCCGAACTCGTCCAGGTAGCGGGTGTAGATGTAGACGAGCTGTCCGGCGTCATCCCTCCGTACATCCATCTTGTCCGGCAGCAACGGGTACAGCCATTTCACTCTGCCGTAGCCGTCCCGGATAATCTGGGCATAGGCATTGCCGTATAAAAGCAAATGCCCCATGAGGGTCTCCCGGAAGATGAAACTGGTCATCTCCGGATTCGGCTCGTCATGGAGCAATGGATATAACGGATGGTCAGTGACCATCTCTTTTCCTTTGTCTTTGTAGCGGTACACATGCAGCGGCAGTCCCGCGATGGATTCCGCCAGGATGCGGACACAGGCGTACACCGCCGTAACCTGCATGGCCGTACGCTGATTTACCGTCTGCCCTGCGGCACTCCGTCCAAAGTAGTACTGAAGAGAGCCGGATAACGCATTTGTAGGTTTGTCCCGAGAATGGAAAAACTTCTCATAGAATCTGTTAAAGATTTTCATGTGTCCTCCTTATAATGGGCGCAAAAAAAGCACTTACTGTTTAGGTAAGTGCTAATAGTTGTTTTTGATTTGTACGGAACTAATGATTGAACGATACGGCGAAAATGGAATATCGTATATCTCTTGAAGTTATTTAGCAACGGGTTCTGCAACAGCAAAGGCAATTTTAATAAACTGCTGATTTTTTACAGTTATATATCGTGCAGCCCGGAAGTTGTCATTCATTAATAAGTCATTGATATTATGACTGCTAAAATTAGCTACAGAAACATAACCTGCTACATCTTTTCTCGGATAAAGCCTATACTCCCCAGGTGGTATATCAACACCAGCTTTATACATCCCAGGTGGATAGTATTTGTCTTTTATTAACTTAACTTTATGTGCCTCAATATTTCCTGCTGGATACATCGCGGCATCACCCTTAAAAGTAAAGTATTGCCCATTTTTAAGGGTTACCCATGTCCGATTTTCAAAGTTATCATTAAAAATAATACTATCAAAATTACCTGTACTATCTTTTGCTGCTTGCATATAAATCATGCCATGCCCGACTATAATATATTCATTAGCTAAAATGTCTTTTCCAACCTTGTACATTCCTGGCGGTATTGCGTCAGTTTTGTTCTGTACGGCGACAGGTGGATTTTTAACATTATCTGCTGACTTGTTTTTTACAGGCTCTTCACTGCAACCAGAAACAAAGATAAAGAATAGCGCCATTAGTAATGCTGTTATTTTCATACAAAATCTCCTTTAAAACCGTTTCCACCATGGCAATTTATGTTGAACGATACGGTAAAAATGAAGCATTATTTATTTTTATTATAACAAAAGGGTGCATTCATTTGCAATTATCATTTATATCATCAGTATTCCCCGTCCGTCATACACGCTATCGCTGCTATCGTTCCCGCAGCGAATCGCCCGGTCCAAAGCCATGACCGTGGCCACCACCCCGTCAATCTTTTCCGTTGATTTTTCCTTGTCCGGTTTGATGTTCCCGGCAGGATCAGTCTTGATGAAGATGTTGTCCATCATCCACCGCAGGACAGGCTGACCGCCATGGGCGATCCGCTGCTCAAGTGTCAGCTTCATCAGCTCCTTGGTCGGCGGGCTCATATCCTTAAAGCCCTGCCCGAACGGAACCACGGTGAAGCCCATCCCTTCCAGGTTCTGCACCATCTGCACAGCGCCCCAGCGGTCAAAGGCAATCTCCCGGATGTGAAACCGCTCACCTAACTTTTCAATGAACTTTTCAATGTAACCATAATGTACCACATTGCCTTCCGTGGTCTGCAGGAATCCCTGCCGTTCCCAAACGTCATAGGGAACGTGGTCACGGCGCACCCGAAGTTCCAGGTTCTCTTCTGGTATCCAGAAGAAGGAAAGGACCTGGAATTTGTCATCTTCGTCCAATGGTGGGAACACCAAAACGAACGCCGTAATATCCGTGGTGCTGGAAAGGTCAAGCCCGCCGTAACAGATACGCCCTTCCAACTCATCCGCACTGACCGGGAACGCACAGGCATCCCACTTGTCCATAGGCATCCAGCGTATGCTCTGCTTCACCCATTGGTTAAGCCGGAGCTGGCGGAAAGCGTTCTCCTCTCCAGGGTTCTGCCGTGCAGAGTTGAATGCGTCCTTCACTTTTTCCAAGGCCACCGTGATACCCAGAGATGGGTTCGCCTTCTTCCACACCTTCGGGTCTGACCAGTCCTCACTTTCATCCGCTCCGTAAATCACCGGATAGAAGGTCTGGTCTATCTTCCGGCCTTCCAATATGTCCTTCGCTTTTTGGTGCGTCTCATAACAGATGCTGTGCGTGTCGGTGCCGGCCGTGGTAATCAAAAAGTACAAAGGCTGCATCCGGGCATCCCCGGATCCCTTTGTCATAACGTCAAACAGCTTCCGGTTCGGCTGGGTATGCAGCTCATCGAAGATGACCCCGCTCACGTTGAACCCATGCTTGGAATAGGCATCTGCCGACAGGACCTGGTAAAAACTGTTAGTAGGAAGATAAATCAGCCGCTTCTGCGATGCCAGTATCTTTACCCGTTTGTTCAATGACGGACACATCCGTACCATATCGGCGGCGACCTCAAACACGATGGAGGCCTGCTGGCGGTCAGCCGCGCAGCCGTAGACCTCTGCCCGTTCCTCCCCGTCACCACAGCACAACAGCAGTGCGACCGCTGCGGCCAGTTCGCTCTTGCCCTGTTTCTTGGGTATCTCAATATAGGCAGTCGTGAACTGGCGGTAGCCGTCCTGTTTCAGAATACCAAAGATGTCGCGGATGATGCGTTCCTGCCAGTCGATGAGTTCAAACGGCTTGCCGGCCCATGTGCCCTTGGTGTGTTTCAGGCACTGTATGAACTGCACCGCATAATCCGCATGGGCCTTACTGTACTTCGACCCCTTCGCCATGAACTTTGTCGGTTTGTATCCCCTCAGTTTCCGCATCAGCTTCACCTCCCCAACCAAAAAAGGCTCCCGTTATGTGATGTGACCCCAAAAAGTTAGACCTTAGTAACGAGATGGTTTTTACTGTCTCGTTACTTTTTTATGCTGCCTGCAAGGAAAGCCTATATTGAACAGGACTTTTCCAGCATAGTTTTTCCTTGAT